CAGATAATAATCAGACACATTCACCGAGGTCAGCTGAATCTGCTCAGCAGGGGCAGGGGCGGTAAAATCATACTTAAAATACACCCGCCCTTGCTGGAACTGATCGGGGGTATTTAAATCAGGATCTACCCAACACTCGCCGCCCAACAACGCCCCGATTTTGACCAAAAAGCGAATATAATTATTAACACTAGTCGCCACATCCTCTAAAAAGTTAGCATTAATCGGCCTATCCACCGCCCACATCAAACCCGCCTGAATAGAATCGGCAATCAAATCAGAAACACGCGTCACAGGCTCGAACGCCCACACAGGGTCAGAGGTATTGGTGGTACGACTGCCCCACATACGCCAACCATCCTCGCGGATAATAGTGGTCACATGATTCTGATTTAACAAATTAGCCCGTGCCGTCGCATCACCCATTTTAAAATCCACAGGCCGCGTCGTACCCACAATGCCGTTAATGGTCTGATTGGACAAACTCCACCAAAACCCCTTCTCGGTATCAATTTTCGCGCGCAAACCTGCAGCAATCGCCGAAGCAGGGCGGGTTACCTGCGAAGCTGACAGCACATCAAAAGCCGTTACCCACGGATCAACAATCATCGCGCGTTTACTGCCGAAATTGGCCACATACGCCTGCGCATCGGCATCATTAGTATTAGGGCCGTCCAAATAACAAAACGCCCGCATTTTATCGGCCAACGCAATCATCTCAGTGGCAATCGCCACCTGACTAGAAAAGCCCGGTGCAATCAACAAGCGCGGCGCAAAACCAAGTACCGACTGCGCCGCCAACCACGCCTGCATGCCGGTATAAGCTCCTGTTAGCGCATCAACCCCGCCGATCACATTAGCCGTCAAATTCGCCGGCAACGCATCATCGGCCACCCGAATCACCACCACCAGCGCACCGCCCTGATCTAAAATACCATCTAAGGCTTGCGGCAATGTCCCGGTTGCCCCCAATAAAGCCGCCTCCTTGCGACTGCCGGCAATTAATACCGGCGTATTGACGGGAAAAACAGCCGCATCAGCCAGCGGCGCAGTCCCGACAATACCGATCACGGCACTGGCCGCCGTGCGAATCGGGCGCGCACCATCGTTTGATTCGACAACGCTGACCCCATGAATATAAGTAGGCATAATAAACTCCTATTGATTATGGCAAGGCCGCGATAATCGCCGCCCCATCGGTCATTAAAGCCATGACCACCGCATTAAAGGCCGGCACATCCGCCGCCGCCTGCAAATCACGAAAAACGCGATCTTCAAAACCATCTATTTTTGAGCGTATCACCCGCAACGCATCGCCTTTAGCAATGACTTTCGCCGCCAACTGAGCGGCCGTCTCGTTTAAACCGCGTATATCCGCCTCCGCCTGCAAAATAGCAATCTCGGCAGGGGTCGCGGTAGTGTCCACAATGGCCTGCGCAATGCGCAATTTATCCACCCACCCCGACAGCGTAGCCGCATCGGCACTACCGGTTGCCCTGGAGCGCAAATAAGCCATGGTTTTTACCGCCACCCCCAATGCCCAGGTTTTTTGCTCAGCCAGCGTGGCGTTTTTAGGGCGCGGCAACATCATCTGAAAAGAGCGGATAATGCTGCGTGATTGCGCGGCGGTAATCGCCGCACTATCGGCCGCATCCAACACCGCCTTAATATCCAAATCGCTTACCCCGGCCACTTGCACCGTATTTTTAGAGCTATCATAAACGGGCGCATCATGCCCATTATCTAATGCCCAATCGTTTAATACCGCCAAGGCATTAATATCCGTTACAGCAACAGCCATCATCGTCTCCTAGTTGTATAGTTCAATCTGAAAATAACAAGTATTGGCCACCGTACTGCCGGCCAGCAGCGTAATCACATCCGCACTAACAATCTCACCGCCTGCAATCGCATATTGCGGTGTTGCAAAACTCGCGCCTAACTGCACCGCCTGATCGGCAGTCCCGGCACTGGTCGTATTGCCGCCAGAAAAGCTGGTACCGCCCAACAGCAACGCAGTGGCATTAGACGTGCCGGGCGTATGCGTCACAATCGCCCCCGCCTTAAAACTGGCATAAGCAAAGCCGCTCGGCAAAGCAAAGGACGAAAAGGGGCCGGCCGCCGTCAGCATGCTAGCATCATCGCGCACGATAGTATCAAACACCAAGCTGGACTTAACGCCCCCCGCCAAGGTCTGTGCAGTGCCGGCAACTAAAGTCAGTATTTTGCCTGTGCCATTACCGACCAGATTTTTTAAAAAAACCGTGCGATTGGCCAACTGCTTGGCCTGAAAATTATCCACCCCGTTTGCCCCCGCCATCAGCGGGTCGGTGGTTTCCAATTGATAAATGCCTGCTTCCCAGACATTGCTTTCGGGTAAATTTGCCACTTTTATATCCTCTTTTTAAAAAATTAAACGGCAATCACGCCGCGCGTATACTGTCCGTTGCGCAATACCGTGCCATTACGCAAAATGGCATTGGCGGTAAAATCCAACTGCACCAGTTTGCACCGCGCAGGCGCGGCCGCCGCTATCAATGCTTTAGCCGCCTGCGTTTGCTCGGGGTTTAACGCCCGGTCAATGGTAATGCCATATTGCGCCCACTGGCCGCCGACCCCCTCAGTTACGGTCGTATTGCCTAAGCCTGCATCGGCCACCGCGCTTTTTACCGCGCTTAAAGTGCCCTTATGCTGATGCACATACAATGCATTTTTAAGCACCTCGCGCTTATCACGCTCCGCCCAAGCATCATCCCATACGTCAATATTCAAGCCCCATGCCAACTGTCCCAGCAACTCGGCAGGGCAACTATCAGGGTGCCACAAGGTATTAAGCAAATTCGGCAACGGTCTGCTAACGCTTAGCTCCAAAGCCTGCTCAAAACCGGTGCGATTACTTGGCAATAAACTCTGCATTATTCATTAACCCCCTGAATACTAATATTGATACCGGTGTTATAAGCCACCTGCTCATCACTAATACTAATACCCTGTGCCGCCGACCCTGCAATACCGACAGCACCGCCGCCATCGCGCAGCACTGAGCCATCCCGTAACACCGAACCATCACGCACAATATTGGTGGCAACCCCCGTAGCAACGGCCGCCGCATCCAAAGACAACGCCGCCACACTTTGCACGCCCGGCACATGCAACGCCGCATTAACCGCCGACACGCTAATGTCATAGCCGATTTTGCGTTGCGACTGCACATAATCAGCCACCGCCGCCTGTGCCGCAGTTTGTACCGACTGCGCAGAAGTGCCAGGGTAAATCAGCAAAATAGCCACGATTTTATACTCGATAACGCTAACGCTCTGCACCAGAGGCCGATCGGAAATCGGGCGTACCGTCTCGGCATTTAATGCCGCCTCCACCACATCCAATAAGGCTTGCGCGGCCGTACCATCGCCGCTATGGCTCATCACCGTCACCAACACATCACCGGGCGCAGGGCTTTTAATGGCCACATCAGCCACCTCACTGGACGCACTCAAAGCATGGAACTCATAACTCCCTGCCGAGCCTGCGGTTGATAACTGGTTATACGCCAACAGCATGCGCCGACGTAACGCCGCATCGCTTTCCATCACTGCAGGTGTCGGCGGTACAGTGCTCTCATCAGCAGGCACAATCTGCAAACGAGTCACCTGCAACCACGGCAAAGCACCCAGCGCATCTAAATTAGAGCCTGCCGCATGCGCCAGCATAATTTGCGACGCTTTCTCATTATGATTTTGGCGCAACATAAACTCGCGCAAAGCCGCCATCTCCAGCACTTTGGTCACAGGGTCATGCGGCTCGCCTGAATACTCAGGAAAACGGCTTAATAAATCCGCCTGCATCTCGCTTAAAATCAGCTCATAATCTGGCTCATCAATCACCTGCGGCGCAGGCAACGCGCTTAAATCAATGCCTAAGCTCATATCGGCACCTCCACGGCAATAAGGGTCTCGGGTAAATCCTGCTGCTTAAACAGCACACTAAACGCCACCTTGCCGGCACTAACCACCTCCACGCTGGTACGCAATACCTGCAAATCGGCAAAACCATTCTGCGCACTGCTTAGCGCGTCCATCGCCGCAATCTGCAACTCAAATAAAGTTGCCTTATTTAAAGGCCGATCTAATAACTCAGGGATGCGTGAGCCTTTTAAACGGCGCATCGGATGCGTACCCAGTCGCATACTAAAACAACTGGCCATCCTGTCACGCAGATACGCCAAGCCCGTTATCGGCTTGCCCGTCTGCCGATCAATACCCACACTGCCTGCCACCCCATAACGGCGTAAAACCGTCTTGGTGGTCTTTGCAGGCGCAGGGATTGCCGACACCGCATCAGCAGGCGCGGCCGGTGCAATCGGTGTCTCGGCAGGCGTACCGGTGGGCGTGGCCTGCGGATTTAATATGCCGGTGCCGGGGATAGCTTCCGCCGGCAAGCACGTTGCCCCGTGATCGTGTACGCCATTGCGCAATATTGAGCCATCGCGCACATGGCAAGGGTTGATGACCACATCGGGGGCAGGGGCAGGGGTGCCTGTTGGATCTTGCGTTGGGTTTAAAGTCGTTGGCGGTAAAGCCGCAGGCAAGCACGTTGCCCCGTGGTCATGGATGCCATTGCGCAATATTGAGCCATCGCGCACATGGCAAGGGTCGATGACCACATCGGGTAATGGGGCAGGGGTGCCGATGGGCAAGCTGGGCGATAAAATAACAAAGCTTGACGCATAAGCCGTACCCAAGCCAATTGATCTCGCATCATAAATCGCATGTACACCGGCACCCGCAGTACCAAGCAAAATCGACCGCGCATCATAAATCGCATGCACCCCTGCACTGGCAGCATGCAGCTTTGTCAGCGTGGTCGGCACCTGCCCTAAATCAGCCATGATTAATTGCTAGCCGCCCAGGTATCGGATATTTCTACAGCAATCTGTCCATAATATTGAGTTATAGACACTCCTGAAATATTAATCGCCATAAACTGCTTGCCCAGCAAATCACCGGTGCCGCTAAACGTGTCTAGATTCGCATAAGGTTGCGGATGACACAACGCCCAAATGCCGCGATGAGTGCCGCGCATAACAGATCCGGTGACACCCTCGCAAATAAAAAACGGCGACAATATCGCACTGCCTTGCACATCAGGATAAGTGACACCGCCATTGATATCGCCGGACAAAGGTTGATTATTACCGAGTTTAGTAAATGATTTACGCAAATATTCTGAGGTGACCGTGTCATCGATGTTTCTTGCCAAAAACTCGCCATTTGTTACGTATGTCGCGTCATTATTAAAAACACCCAGCGACGAGTAGGAAGGGCTTTGATGACCGCTAATAAAACAGCCGGTAGCATCATTTTTTTTCCAGCTTGCGATATCCCCAAAACCAAAGCTATACCAGCCTCTGTCTAGTGCGTTCTCATTACGCATAAAAACATATGCCGTGCGTGCGTCGGCAACAATAACCCATCTTGAATTAACGCCTAACTTTGTGCCTTTGTTGGCATAATATGCCGTTTTTTGTACCGTCGTTGGGAAAGGGTATGAACCGACATTCACCGCAGTCATTACCCTATAGCCTCTTATTTTTACTGCTGTTGGCGCATAATCATCGACATCCAGATGGTGCTGATGAGCACCTGCAAGCACACCCTGTCGATAGACTGCCTTTGATGCACCGACAAAAGGCTTGCTCCAGCCGGCACCGGCTTTTGTGCCATATCCTGTGACCAGGCACGCATTCAATATCGCTATCATTGAGCCGGCGGCATAATTTAAAATCGGTGCGCTTGGGTCGTCCCATCTGTAAACTGTAACTGGCATTTTTTACCCTCTATAATTATGTTGTGATCTGGTCATGCTTGATCGTGCACCCTTGGTGGGTTGCGCACATCGGCCTGTCGGCCGCTGGGCTTTCCCCACCCTACGCTCATACAATTCGCATCCGTAGGGTGGGTAGAACGCAACGGCGATAGCCGAGGCGTGAAACCCACCGTTTCGTGCATCCTTGGTGGGTTGCGCACATCGGCCTTGCGGCCGCTGGGCTTTACCC